CAACGGGATCAAGGCGTCATAAAACTCATTCAGCGCCATGTGCTGCGCGTAGCTGGTGGACTTCAGGTGCAGCACATGCGCGTTGGTTCGCACATGGAAACACCGCGTGATGAGTTCGCCGATCATTGAGACTCCTTCAGACTGCGACGGATTTTATCAGACTATGTCGCCAGAGCACAGCACCAGCCCTAACCTCGCCCCCGCCACGTCCCACGGCTCGTCCGAGACGTCGCGCAGCACGTCGCCTACATGAAATCGGATTTAAGAGGCAGCATCCAAAGATGCTCAGGTGTGATCCGTCGCAGGGCATCGGGCCGAAACAGATTCGTCCCGCCCTGCTGCGCCGCCCACGGAATCAGCTCACTGCACCACCAAGCGTCGTCGTCTTGCCATTGCCGCTTGATGCCCAGCCCGAGCACGCCCCACAAGTCATACGGCTTGCCGACCTGTGAGCGGGCGGCGGCAATCGCTGCGGCCTCGTCTGCGACGGGAATGTCAATGACGGTCCAGCGGGGGTGAGTCTCCAACGCGTGCATGAGAGACGACACGCGCACACTGGGCCATACGGCCTCGATGATCTCGTCGCCGTCGATAATCGCAGCGTGCGACCATCTCGACCACGTAACTGCGCGAATGATCCGAGATCCTATCTTGTCTGTAGTGCAAAGCAGCACACGCATCACAGCCCCGCCATCAGGAGGAAGGCTGCATCAACCTGCGCAGACGACAGCCCGAATTGCGCAGCAACGGATGCGAGAATCGGGTTTCTACGCTCGAACTCATTGCTGTCGTCGTACCAGTCGGCGGCATCCTGGCCCGCGGGCGTTGCCGTGTCCAATCCCAGCCGCCACGCATCGACTGCGGCTCTAAGCCCGAGCCTCGTGAGCCCCTGCTTAAACTGCCGCCGTGTGACTTTATCTGGGATCTGAGGGGACGGAACGTCTGATCCGGTCCGTACTTCCCAGCGGTTTCCAGGGCCAATCCAAGTCACGAACTTTGGCGTGGGAATTGCATCAACAGCAGTTTGAGAAGTGCAAACAGTAATGGCCATGTTAAGGCTCCACGATAAGTTTCGCGCCGTACACAATGATGTAACAGGAGGCGGATGCAACAGAGGCCTCTAATCCCAATGTGAGTGGCGATGCGTAGTCTGTCTGATACTTAACTGTGACATTTATCGGCGACGTGTCCGCCGCAGACGATGCATAAATGGCGTCTTTTTGGCATGCCAACGTGTAAGAGGAGCCGGTATATGGAGCGGTTGTCATCGTCGTATTTGAACCAACTACATCCCCGATCCGCACCCTCAGATACTTTGCGCTACCGCTCAAATCTCCACCTCGGGAGACACTGATCTTGAGCAATGATCCGGGGCGCAATGTCCCTGTGGGTACGGTGAATTGCACTGCATAGACGACACTCGCGGGCCAGACGTGAGGTAGTGGCGCTGTCAATGATGTTCCAGCGGGAATTGTCTGAGATAGAGGATTCGTAAATGTAAAGATATTGCCGTTTACAATTGCAAGGTCTTTGTAAAAACCCGCAGGGATGTCGGCGGAGCCGGGCCAATAAATATCAAATCCGTTTACTGTTGAAGCAATACCGTGATTGGTGGCCGTAACAGTCACTGTCGTCCCGGTCTGTCCGTAGGTCGCCCCCGATACCAGGCTTGCGACAACCCGTGGGCTCCCTCCCCATCCGTCGGGATTGATGGTGATCACGGGGGTAACCTCCACGCCCGACGGCTTGATGAGCCGGTCCCCAGACCATCGCGCCACGCTCCACTTGATCAAATTCGGCAAAAATCTCATGGTTACACCCAGTCACTTTCTGCCGTCAGCGCGCCGTTGGTGTAGCTGTAGGTCTTTGTCCGCGTGGTGCCGAACAGCGTCCATTGCTCTGACGTCAGAGCGCCGTTGGTGTAGCTGTAGGTTCGAGACCCCGCCCCGACAAACGCGGCGATGGAGAGCTTGATCAGCGAGATCAGCGACGCGGCGGAGTCGTACCAGGGGGCACGGGCGTCGACTGGGGTGCCAACAGCCGTATTCGTCAAATCCTGCCCGGCAGCCGTCGCCGGGGATGCGGGCGTGCGAGTGGCAATGGTCTGGACTGCGGCTTTGACGAGCAGCTGCGTGGCCTCGGTGGTGTTGGACGTCCCTCCACCGCCACCACCGCCACCACCGCCGGCTGACGGTTCCCCGCTCGTCGGGTCGATGAGGACGACACCAACAACCCGGTGCGAGTTGCCAACCTCATCGGTCACTTGCAGGCCCATTCCCGCAGTGAGCGGGGTGACAGTGTTCGCCATGTTGCGTACCTCATCCGTTTCGAATGCGCAAGAGTTTATCAGACTATGCGGCCATGTGACCGCCTCCTTGCCCGCTCAGCATGCGCTGGAGCTTCTTCTTCCAGCTCTCAGGCCCCTTGGGCTTCGGGGTCGGGTCTTTCGGTGGCGGGCGCTCAAGCGTCATGCGAACAGCCCATGCGCAGTTGTGAACAAGAATTCCGGCTGCGTAATAACACTCGGCCTCGTCAACACTGATGTTGAAGACGTCTTGCCTTTGCTCGAGCACGCTTCTCCGCGTCATGACCAGGGTTGCGCTTGCTCCAGTTTCGCCACTGACACTTTTTTGAACAGAATGAGGCATCCGGCCTGAAAGACTCAAATCCAGCCCCACACTCCCGGCACACAAGGGCTGTTGGGGTTCGTCCTTCCCAGGACGCCTTCCCATGTTCTGCGTGCCAACGCCTTCCTTCCTCGGACTTGTGCCAGTCAGCCGCTTTCTCGCGGATCGACGCGAGATGTCGAACCTGGGCGTCAGACCTTCCGAGCGCGCTTCGCTCCGCAGAATGGAGCTCTTCGTGTCTTGCCCGAGTGATGCACTCCAAGTTCCGAATGTCGTTGTTGAGATGGTCTCCATCTTTGTGATGAACTTGGCTGCCTTTAGGGATAGGGCCGTTGTGAAACTCCCAAATGTCCCTGTGTAGAAAGCGACCAGAGCGCGAGAAATACCGCCGAAGGTGCCTTCGAGGCGAGTCAGGGTAGCGGCGATAAATCTTTCCGTCGAACTCAAATCGCTCGACGTTGGCGGCTGTTTCCTTGTAAACCCTTGGCATGACGACTCTCCAGGTTGTTGTGATGCAATGCCCTGGAGTCTATCAGATGGCATCAGATCGGACAACCCAACCCAACCTCTGTCAGTTGCAAACGGATGGGCGGCTGTGCCGCGCAAAAGGGCCCCGTTGGAAAACTCGGCCTCCACCACATCGGCGTCTCTCTTTGAAAGCCACGCATGTGTGACGACCCTTGGGCCGATTGGTGTCGCCACCAAATCGCCTTGGGCGACAAGCTCAATGGGCTTGGTCGACCCGTCTGCCATGGCGATGGGGGTTCCGGCAACGAAACAGGCGTCGACTTGGTCGTCGTGCTTACCGTTCGGGAACACAATCATCTCCCGCACGCACACATCGACCCACGGGCGCGAGCCAGCCTCCGGGAAGAGCACCTTCCCAAGCTGCATGCGCCCCTTGAGCGGGTTCGCCCGGACCAGCTTGTCGGTGAGCGGCACCAGGATCTGGGTGCTCGGATAGACCTTGCGCTCCTTGCACCGCTTCTCAAACTGGGAGCGAAGGGACTTCCAGATCTGACCATCCTCCATGCCCAGGTAGTCGGCACCCCAGAGGATGTACTGGTCGATCATGTGCTCAACGATGGCGTTCCCGTCGTCAGACTTGAACTTGAAGATGTCCAGGACGTACAGGTTGTCGAACTCATCCTGCATGATCGTGGCGCACACCGTCCAGTCACTGTTCGTGTTCTCAGTGATGGCGAAGTCCCACGCCTGATAGATGAGCCGCCCGCGCCGGCTGGGAGCATGCACATACCGTCGGAACAAGTCCTTGGTGAACATGATCCCGCTGTCGGGCGTTGGGTTCTGCTGGTACAGGGCGTTCCACATGCGCACCATACCGGCTGCCATGTAGTTCAGCTTTTTCTTGATCAGCGCCTTGAAGTCGTAGCGCTCCGGGTGTAGGGCGCTGTTCATCGGGCGCGTCATGACGGAGCCTTCGGGTACCGGGTTGCCTGGGGGGATCTGTTCGATCGAGTCGTCAGGGAGGATGTACTCATCACCCTCGTCGTTGATGGCCGGGTAGCGCACGATCTCAAACTTCTCGCCGTCACCCTTCATTGCCTCCTGGATCCGACCGGCCCAGTCGTCTTCCGACCACCACGTCATAATCCCCAGCACCCCGCCGCCAGGGGCGAGCCGGGAGTGAGCGGTGGAGATGTACCACTCCCAGGTGTTCTCTCGGATGGTGGGTGAGTCCGCTGCCTCCTGGTCCTTCACCAAGTCATCGAGCAGCAGGATGTGGGCACCGCGGCCTGTAATACCCGTCCCCACGCCGGCGGCGAGGTAGCCACCGCCCTCCATCAGGTTCCAGTTCTCAACTGACTGGCTGGATGGATCCAGATGGGTGTCGGGGAAGACGACGTTGTAGGCCGGGTCACGCAACAGATCGCGGATATACCGGCTGAATGACAACGAAAGGGAGCCGGTGTGGCTGGCGGCGATGATTTCCCACTCGGGGTGTTTACCCAGCACCCAGGCGGGGAAGTGGCGGGAACCGATCTCGCTCTTCCCACCCCGCGGGGGCATCATCAAGAGCAGGCGAGGCTCCTCACCAGCTTCGACTTTCTCGACGAACCGTTCCAACCGTCGACAGATGTCCTTATGCACCCACCCTGGCATGTACTTGGGACGGAACCGCTGGATGAACGGCATCAGGCGCCGTCGGCACAGCTCCCGGGCGGCCAGTTCCTTGGCCGGATTGGCCTCCGCGGCCTGGGCATCGAAAGCCGGGGCGGAATAGGCCTCTTCCGCTGCGTCCGAGGGTACTTTGTCGACCGTTTTGGGGGCCTCTGGCGGGCTCTCCACGGGTCTGATGGGGTCTGGCGGTGCCTTGGGCTTCCGACCCCTCTTTTTCGGCTCCTGGGGCGGTTCTGGAGGCTTGACGCCGGCTTCCTGGCAGAAGTCACAGACGGACCCTGCTGTGGGGTTCATGGTGAGGCTGTAGGACTCGAGATCGCGCTCGACCTTGCATGCCGGGCATTCAATCGACAAGGCGAGCCTCCCCTTCGATCACATTCAGGAGGTCTTCGTCTGACATCGACTTGATCTTGCGAGCCAGGGTGTTGGAGGTGTCGCTGATCTCCACCTTTTTCACCTCGGGGGCGTTGTAGCCCATCATCTTCGAGATGTCCCGATAGCCGGCCAGCATTGCCATTGGATCGGCCATCACCCTGGCCATCTCGATCGCGTCGAGGATCCCGTTCAGCACACCGGCCCGGGTGATCTGCGTCGCGCTCGATAGCTCCTCACGGCGCTCGGCCAGGGCCGTCTGCACCAACTCGTTCCTGTCCAGGCGATGAGATTGGGATCCATGTGAGTAGCCGGCGTCGAGCGCTACCTGGGCTTTCACTTTCCCGTCCAGCACCCCTTCCACGTACTCCTCCTGCCGCTCGGTCAGCACGGAGGGTTTTCTCTTGTCGGGTGTTTTCTTGGTCTTCATTTCCAGTCTTTCGGACTTCGTCAGACTCTCATTCTATTGGAAACGGTCGACGTGGCGCGAAATGTGCTCATGTCATATCTGTCTATGGAAAATTTTAGAAAAAATATGAGGAAGCCTGTGGATTGGTTTGTCATTAACCATGTAAATCATTTGTCATATCACTTCTGTGAAATTTGTTGGGGAAATGTGGGGTATGCACCCCTCCCCCACCCAACCGATCAGGCCGGGGCACTTCGGATTCGGTTTCCGGTTCCGACCGGAAGTCATGCGCCTTCGGCGATGGCAAAGACAAAACCTACGTAACTGCACCGCTCGCAAGCGAGCGTCGGCCAAGACGATGACCCTGTCTTGTCCGTCATCTCCTCCTGTGTTCTCACCCCTGGAGG